GCCTTAAACGTTTATACTTTAAGGCTTTTCTAACTTTATTATTTAGTTTCTCTGTTTGATTTGATAATTTCTGTCAATTCCTAACACTTGCTAAACACTGATAAATCAGCATTTACCTCTAAAATGATTAGAGTGCATTGACTGTAAATTTTTCAATGTGTGGGTCAAGTGTGGGTCATTTTAAGAGTATTGTTATTATTAATTATCTAGCACATATCAAAAAAATTAATGGAGATTTTAAAAAAACATCAGTCTTTTCTTCCCTTACGCTCCTGGATTAGCTGCTCAAATTCTGCAATATCCTCGCGATCCATATTTTTGATGAAATTTCTAGCAGTGGAGCGCTTGACTATGTAATACTATTTTTTATTCTTTGTCAAAAAAAGAACTCCCACGTCAGAAACGTATCTGCCTTTAAAACAGGAGTGGGAGCGTTGGTATTTGGGTATTTTTAATGTAACACTATTTTTTAATTTTGTCAACAATAAAAATAACCCCCTAATTAAAGGGGGTGTAATAGCGTCTTTATTATTAAATCTACATATCAGTAGCATTCACAAGGTAAGCGTCCTCTACCCATTGATTTGATTCTGGATAGTTAATTCTAGCCCAACCGTTGCGTTTTTCATAAACTCGTACACGAGTACCAGCTTTTAACAATTCCTTATCCTCTGAATTTACATCAGGTGAAGTTTCCACGAAATAATCTTCTGAAAGTTCTGCTTCATAGTAAGGCATATCAGAAGCCTTTAATTCTGTATTAACATCTAATTCACGTGCAAACTCACTAGAAATGTCGTCTTGCGGAGCTTCTCCTGTGTAACGATAAGCGTACACGTAAGGGCAACCGTTCGCTTCCCAAATTACATCATGATTGTTGATTGTAATTCCGTTATATCCATAGTTACAATGAATTATATTGTCAGCGTCAGTGAACATACCTGTATGACCAAACGCTCCGCTTGAACGACCTCTAACCCCCCAAATAAATACATCTCCACGTTGTGCGTCCCAACCGTGATTTTCCGCGATTAAAGTATATCCATTTTTAAGTAACCAGTCGTGCATGTATTCTGTGTTAACAGCCCAACCATGGTCGCTTGCTCCTGCACTTCTTAATGCGAAATAAACTGCACTTGAACAATCGTACGAGTTCGGTCCTAATCTGCTAGCCATTGAGTAAGTAACCACACCTCGTCTATCATTCATCCATTCAATAGCTTGTTCTGTGTTTATTGTCATGTTATTTGTCCTCCTTTGGTTTGTCATAAGTTAAGGCTTGTTCACTGTCTCCAAATCCTGCTGTAGTAGGGTCGCTAACTACGTTTAACAATGCTAAGACTGCAAACACTGAATTAATTACTTCTGAAATATTGTTACTGAAATTATCCAAGTTAAAATGCAATCCAAATACTTTTGCTACCGCTTGTACAACCAAAATAATTGCACTCACAAGTCCTAATACAAATCGTTTATTTCTTAATCTTACATTCCAGTTAATCATTAATTATCCTCCTTTTTTAACGGTAAATCTTGACAACGTTCAAATAATTCAGTTACTACTGAATTGCCACCTAGATTTTTGTAACTTTCGTAAAGTAAGGAAAGTTCTTTTAATTCATGCACGCCTATTGTGCCTCTATCTAAAATCCTTGTCATTTCTCTTAAAAGTCTGTATCTAGTTATTGCCAAAGTTCCATCTGCTGTTTTTTGAATTTTACTGTTTATCTCTGTTAAATTATTATCAATTTTTTCTAAATTCTTGTTACTACGTTTCAACAACCACGCTATAGTAGGTGCGATTATCGTTGTAATAACTGCAACCACAACTCCGTCACTAATCAATCAATTAAATTCCCTCGCTTTCTACAATTTTAAAAGGGAGCAATTAAGCTCCCTTGATACTATTCGTGTGCTAAATGCTCTAGATCCATATCGATTAAGCATTCCTTAACTTGTTCTTTTAAGAACGCTGGAACGCTTGCGAATGTTCTTTTGCCTTTAGCGATATTAATTGCGAATAACATTGCCATCATTATTTTCACCTCCTTTGCCGTCTTCTTGAGTTTTCTCAGCTTGTTCATGCTGTCCATCTCCTTTAGCTAATTTATCACCCAGTTGAGTGATAAGCTCCATAACCGAACCTTGAGTTATTTCAAGTTCTTTTTTAACCTTGTCCATTTCCTCTAACTTCTTGTCCATAAGCTTTAATTTCTCATCAAACTTGGTAAATCTCTCATTCTCTGCACGGTTAGGGTACGTTTCTTGGTAGAACTGTTCCAACACCAACCCTATCAACCTATCATCATTTTCAGAGCCTAAGTCACCTTTTAATACCCTTGTGATAGTGGTCATTCCCTCCTGAATCTGAACCCTAGTAGTATTAACTTCGCCCGTTGGCTCGAAAATACGATCGCTGAAATTAACTTTATACATCTTCTTTGTCCTCCTTAGTTAGTTGTTCATTCAGTTTTTTAATTGTTTCATTGTACGAATCTACAATTTGAACTAACTCCTTACTCTTCCAATCATTTAATAGCTTGGATAAAATACCAACTACCACAAAAGGCGGTAATTGATATTCCCTAGCACTTATTTCTAAATATTTAATTAAATCACTCTCAAACGTCGCGAATTTTCCTTCCATCTTAACCCTCCTATTTTTATTCATTAAACTACCACAAATCCATTTTTAAATCTTAACGTCACGCTACCCCCATCAGCTAACGCTACTTGAATAGTATCCGTAACACCACCATCTACACTAACCTCATTAGGGTTAATTCTTGCTTTTTTCAAATAGTGCCAACGCAAATTAACGTTACATCCAGCATTCAAGCTATCTGACTCGTAATCAGCAAATGAACCTGATGTGTATATCCATTTCCATGTATAATAATCATCATTTTTACCTACTCGATAAGCCCATCCCATAAACCATCCATCATACTCTAAATCAAACTGAATACCTTTTTTGGCATTGTCATATTTGTATTTATTAGTTCCCATTGAGCCTAATTCATAACCATCACGCCAGAACTGATACCCCCGGTCAGTAACCCTAGCTGTTAACTTATTTTGGGAAATATTACCGCCCTCATAGAATGACATTCCCCCATTTTCAAACTGAATAAATTTAGATATATTATTCCAAGCAAGCCTTAAATATTCGGCGTTTTGAGTTAACACTGTTCCAAAATTGTCTTTTCTTACGGCATGCTCTATTTCACTTTTAGTTTGCCTAACTGTGCTTTCCATTTCTGAGATGTTATACTCAGTTTTGTACCCAAACGCGAAACTCTCCAAAACACATTTGACGTTACTTAATTTCCCTTCGTCGCCATATCCTTGCGTTGTAAATTGAACAGATTCCTTATCCTCATGAAGTCTAAAAGTCCATGAGTTTTTACCCGAAAGAATCGGTTTAGAGGTGTATTTTCCGTTAATTCCGTAATAATAACCATATCTCTTTGTCGGTGTTCCCTCAACGTCAAAAGTTAAAGTAAGAATTTCATTTGCTTTAATTTTTCTTTTAAATTTGATAGTGAAAAAACCGTTGTTATTTGTTTCTAAAAGCACATCTTCTTTCGGCTCTTCCGTTTCTGGAACTTCGTATATTTGAACGTTTTTAACTTTAGTTTCTCCACCTAAAGGAAAGATATTAACGTTAGTTTGCGCTTTTTCAAAAGAAACTTTCCAAATATTCAATCCGCCCACTAACAGCTTGCCATCTCCGTTATTTTTAGCGCCGAAAATTCTTGTATTTTGATTTTCTGGGACGTTATCCACATCAGCTAAGATGTAATATTCTTTATTAGCTTCTAACGGTCTTTTTGTATTGAAATAAAGGTCACTACCTTTCTTTTCTGCGGCTGTTTCCGAACAAAGATTTTCCCTTGTATAAGCAAGTTTAAATCTTTTGGAATCAACTTCGCTTATTTTACTTTCAAATTTATCAAGTGTGCTTTCAAAAGTTTTGAATTTTTTAATTGTGCTATTAACCAACTCAACGTCAATAGTATTATTCAACCTAGCACTTGCTACTGTCTTGTTTTCTCCACAAGTTACTTCAAAAACGACTTCTATTGGTTTGCCGTCTTTAGTACCGTTGGGAATGTTGATATTTTGGACTAAACCGTTGCTGTCGAGCGTTACTTCTCCAGTCGCTGTATATCCACTAGCAACTAGCTTTTTAATCTCAATTTTTAACGGTGTTTTGGTTGTTGAAGCACGGACTATCTCTCCGTTGCTGTACACGTCCAAATAGACCTTACAGTTTGCTAGATTTTCATTTAAATAACTTCCCTCAATTCTTGCCGAAGCGGTAAGATTATTTGCCTTCATATCTTCAATGGCGGGAAGCCACTTATCTGTCATTGTATCGTCAACAGCGATATAGGGTTCAGCAATTTTAAAATGTCCTCTGAATGTTCCAAAAATAAACGATTTAAACGGCCAAGCCTCACTTTTTGTAAATGGAAGTTTAAATTCCTTAATAACCCACTTTCCTTTTTCAACGTCAGCCAAATCAAATCCTAAATCATATGCAAGGGGAAATATTGCTAATCTAATGCTTGTGTGTGCAGAATCAGGGAATACATATATCGGTATTCTCATTAATATTTGTTTACCAGCAACAGTTTCCCGAATGCTAGTAGGAATTGCAAATCCTTTTAATTCGCCTTCTGTACTTTTATCGTTAACCTCAATAGAATTATGCCCGTTATAATCGTTTAAATTGAGTTTAAGTGGTGTATTGTTGATAGATAAGACTGAATTTAATGACGGGAAATATGAACCTATTAATTGATTAAAAGCGGGTACTTTCCCATCTTTACCTTTGAGTTCATTTTTCTTAGCTTCAATTTCCTTTTTCACCTCCGAAGCCAAAGTTTGATGTAACCCCTCATTATTAACAACAAAATCATTTAATTTTTCTTCTGTAACTAGACCTTCTCGAATAGAGTTAACAGCTTTTGAACTTAATCTTTCAAAACTCAAGCTCCCTGTTGTTATCCTGTTAGCATCTAGTTCTATAATTTTAGCGATTGCTGCTGCAAAATTCTTGGTAAGTATCTCTGATTTTGTTATTTGAGTAACTAATCCTTCAACATCTCCTGTTGAAGTTTTAAGAACCCATTTCCCCTTTTCAAAAATGTATAAATCCGTAAAAGCGCCATTTGGCTTAAACCAAACATCCCCCTCGCTTGGATTTTTAGGTTCGGTAGTATCTGCATAAACTAAATTACCAGTTGACCCCAGTCTCGCATTAATAAATTCTATTTGACGTTGAACAGTTCCTTTATACTCGGTGGTTAAGCTAGCAGTACCTTTTACATTTGCACTAATAGTTGATTTTAGCCCACCTGAATAAGAAATTTTTAATGATAAGATAGGGAATGCTTTATAAGTACCATTTGATACCTCAATAGAAACCCAATCTCCGACTTCAACAAATGGATCTCCGCGCCAATTTAATTTAAAAGGATTAAACCTTAGATTTTTGTATTCCGAATAGATAGAATTTAACAATCCTTGTGTCATTAACGGATTAGATAGGTTAACCTGTGTTCCCAAAGGACTTCCCATAACCAATATATTTTTCTCTTTATCTTTTAAATCAACAGAAATACCGTTGATTCTAAATTCTACCTCATCTACCTCTAATCCTTTTAATAAATAAGCACTTTTAGAAATTCTTTTTTCTGTTCTGGTAAGCTTTCTAAATTCAAGTTCACCTCTATTGTTAAATACTACAAAAGCACCCACAGTTTGTGCCAAATATCCTAACATTTCTCGATAAGAAACTTTTTCTAATTTTTTATCAAAACTAGGTAAATTTGAGATGTTTAGATTGTTATTAACTCTTAAATTACAATCATTAGCTATTTCTTGAACTATATTTTTACCCAAAGCAGGATAAGATATAGTAGATTTAAATTGATCATTTAAGAAAGCCATTTTATCAACAGCTTTAACTGCTGTAGTTTTATTGTTCCTATCTAATTTTATTTCAGTTAAATAGAATTCGCCTATTTGACGTTCTACTAAACCAGATTCAGTTTCAATTGCGAAAGAAACCGTGATTAATTCTCTTTCTTGAAGTCCCTCTATTAAAGTTTTGAATTTTATATCAACCGTAGAAGCATTAGTAGAACCGATTGACATTTCATTTCCAGTAATCGAGCTTATATAGTCTATTGAGCTTACACCATCTGACAAAACTTTATTTTTGATTGTCACACGCCCTCTTATGCGTCTTGAAGGAGCATTAATAGCCTTTTGATAATTCTGATTAATATTATACATACGCGTCTACCTTTCTATAAAATTCATTTTTAAACCACTCCAAGGCTTTAATTTTTCATTAAAACTATACGCTGGAGAAGTTCTATCTCCTACATAAAAAGTTCTATTTACCGTGCCTTCCATAGGGTCTGGATAAGTAATTGAAAAGAATTCACTTGTTACAGCACTTAGAAGCGTTCTAATTTCAGCTTGTGTTAATATCCCCCACTCGCATTCTAATTTTCGTTTTGTTGTAACCCTATCTCTAATCATATTACCATTTGCATCACGTCCAGTTTCTCCATCAATATCTTGGATTCCCACTTGAAATGATTTAGGAGCAACAACAGTTACTCCATTAATTATTAATTTTGCCATTTATTGCTCCTCCTAAATTTTTATAAGCGTTTGACCAACGCGTTCTTGTTCTTTATTAATTTCATCAATTGTAAATCTAGCGTATTCAGTACCACCTAACTGGATTACAATATCTCCACTAGGTAAACTACTTGCTTGTTGACCATTCCCGATAACCTCAGCAACTGCGCTACTTACTACACGTCCCATAGTCTGTAAGAATCCAGTGTTTTCTAATGGAACAACCGCTTCTTTACCAGCTTCACCAATCATAGCGATAGTTGGACTATCAACAATACCCCCTCTTGCTAATCTAGGTAAACTGATATATCCGATAGTACCCAAACTTACACCAGGAAGTTCATTAATTAAACCTATAACACCGTTAATCATTCCTATAAAACCATTGACTATATTTTCAATAGTTCCTAAAACAGCATTAACTGCACCTCTAAAAGCGCCCCCTACTGCATTACCTACCATTTGACCAGCTCTTACAAATATACCTTTAACAGTACTCCAAACACCTGAGAAGAACGTTCCTATTGAACTAAATGCTCTTTTCACTGCATCATACGCTTGACTAAACGTAGTTCCAAACCACTCTGCAACTCTGCTCAATGCGGTCTTAACATCATTCCAACGTTCAGTGAACCAAAGTCCTATGCCTTTGAATATATTAACTATGTTATCCCACGCTTTTTGCCACTGCTCTTTGTACCAGTTAGCTACTGGAGAAAGAATATTTTTAACATCTGTCCACCTGTCAGAAAACCATTTGCCAATTCCTTGAAATATACCTACTATGAAATCCCAAGCTTCTTTAAATCTGTCGCTAAACCACTGGCCTACAGTAGAAAATATAGAAACTATTCCGTCCCAAAGTCCTTGGAAAAAGCTAACTATTAACTGCCAAACACCTATGATGTTGTTGTAGGCAATTTCAAAGTATAAGACTATTCCATCCCATATACCTACTATGATATTCTTAACAAATTCAAAACCGGTTTGAATAAGTGCCCCTATTTCTTCACCTACCGCTGAAAAAATACCTTTAATAAAGTCCCAAGCACCTTTGAATATATCCTTTACTCCTTCCCAGATTTTAGACCAATCCCCAGTGAAAATACCTAATACAATCTTTATAAAGCCGGTAATTACATCTATTATCAGTTTGAAAATTGATGATACTACACTAAATAAAGCCATTATAGATCTTCCTATTTGTTCAATAATGGGCATAACTACTGGTAACACATTTTTAGCTAAGAATGAAATCACTGGAACGATATATTTTTCAAGCACAACTTTTAAAACATCAATAACCGTACCTATAAGCTTACCAATACTTACTAACGTAGGTTTGATAAAATTTTGATACGTACTCTTGAACTTTTCCCCTAAAGTTTTCAACGTAGGGTTAACATGGTTATTCCACATTTCTAAAAAGACACTAGTTATCTTAGAGATTCCGCCATTAAAAGAATCAATGAACGGTTTAATGTGTTCATCATACACTTTATTAAATATAGAAAATCCATCTTTTACAAAATCTTTCAAAGTCTCTACCACAGGGCTGATAGCATCTAATATTCCAGAAAATACCTGAGTGAATTTATCTTTGTTCTCATCGATTACTTGTTCTATACCTTTGAATACATCTCTTACTAATTTTAACCATATATCCACAATTCCCATAGAAGCATAGGTTAATGTAGAAATGATATTAGCTCCAATATCTGTAGAAGGTTTGCTTGTAATGGTATCGTAGAAAATATCAGATAACTTAGCTGCAATATTTCCTAGACTGCTGTATATATCCCCCATTTCTAAGAAACTTCTCATTAACCAAGATTTTAAATCAAGTCTAGTTTCTTTCAGAGATTTATCTATACTTTCAAAAATTAAAATACCTATTCCTAATGCTACATTAGCAATTGCTCCAGCCATTTGACCTAACGCAAATGCTAACTTTTCTAAAAATATACCAGCTGTTCTTGCAACTAAACCATCACTAAATATAATTTCAAATGATTCTTTAATACCTTTTAAGGCTTCTTTTATACGGTCAAGTCCTTCTTCTCGGAATGTCAACTTCCAACCTAATTTAAATAAGTTAGCTAAATGTGCCAGGAAGTCTTTTAAAGGTTTTAACTTCTCAAGAAGTCCATCAAACATAGTATTATATTGAGTCCCTCTATCAGTTATATCAATATCAGGTAAGATATCTTTTCCACCTTTGCCTTTACCTTTACCGCCTTTACCTTTGCCTCCTGAACCCACATCTGAATCTGAATCATCAGCTTTTTTATTTAACAGGTTAATTTCATCAAACCCCATAAGTCCGCGTAATTCTTTTACCGCTTTTTTAGCAGCTTTCCCAGCGTTACCTACATTGTCGGCTAAGTTATCAGCACCGCCACTGGCATCATCTAAGTTATCGGCTAAATCTCCCGCAGCGCCTCCTGCACCTTGCAATCCTTTAGTTACATTCCCTACAGCTCCTGCTACCCCGTCATTGCTACTTACTTTTTTATCAAATAATAACTGCACAAACTCAGCTAATTTTGCAGTAGCCCAACGTAGAGCGCTAGCAAAAGCATTTAATATAGGCATTACAGCATTTATGATTGGTAAAAAGGCATTACCTATATTTAAAGCCGTATCCTTCATCAAAGCTTTAAATGTTGATATTCTTGTATTAACCGTGTCTTCTAAAGTCTCTCCATATCGTTTAGTCGCTTGTTCTAAGATTGCCATTAATCTGATTTGTTGTTGTGTTTGGAAATCTAATTGTTGCCAACTTTGACCGTTAGCAAATTTCTTGAATGCCTCAGTGCTTTCAATCATACTAACGTTAACCATTACCCCTAAATCCTCAATGGCCTCTGTATTCCCAAGTAACCCACTTCGGATACGTTCCATAACATCAGTCATAGTACGCCCAGTCCCTTGTGCAATAATTGAAGATGTTTCAAGTAATTTAGTAGTATAGGCAGCTAACTTTTCCTGATTTTGGATAAATCCGGCTAAAATATTACCATATGTTGCTCCGTATTTTATAGCCTCGCCCCTACTCATATTAAATGCTAAGGCATTATTTTCTGCCCATTTTAAGAATGATTGAGTGCTCTCGCCCATTATTCTACTGATTTGATTAATAGAAGCTTGTACTTCCAAGGCTGTTTGAACAGAATACTTTCCAAGGCGATACAGTTGTTGAAATAACAATCCTACTACCGCTAATTTTGCTAATCCAGAAAAAGCATTTTTTATGCTGTTTACATTCTCCTTAACGCCTCTAGTAGCTTGATTCATAGATCCTTCTAACTGTTTCATTTTTCGTTGAAAAGGTGCTAATTCAGCATTAATAACAACCTTTAATTCTTCCAATGTAGCCATCTCTTACCTCCTTTTTGCCAAAATAAAAAGCCAACCAGTTTTACTGATTGACCTATACGTTATTATCTCCAGTGGTGTCCACAATCTTTGCAAATTTTATAGTTTTTTACATCATTCGATATCCTCTTGTTTTTTGGCAGTAGCATTTTAAGTGGTATTACGAAAAACCCCATTAAAAAATACAGGAATAACCATTTTATAGTTACCCACCACCAACCTACTAGTATCCACCAAATGAAACTATGTCTTCTTGGCACAATATCCTGAATATTGACTAGTTGAAATTGTAACTTATTAGATTGACATTTTGGACAAGATAAATTTGTTTGATTAGTTTTCATAATATAAAACCTCCGTTACAAGATTATTATACTACAAATTAAAGTTTTTTTGAATTTCTAATATCATTAAATCTTATAACAAATTCTCTCATTCTCTCTTTATGTAATGCTAACTCTTGTTCTTTTCGCAGCTCTTCTATTTGTGCTTTTTCCTTTTCAAAAATATACTCAGGAGCGCAATTCCATAATTCAGGAGGTTTCACATCCTTACTTAAGAGTGGCCCAAGAAAACCTACAATTGTGTTTGCTAGATAATAATCGCGTATATAATCATTTTTTCTGTTAAATTCAAGAACTTTGTTCTTACTGTTTATAATATCTAAAATTTCTTGTGGTGAATGTTCCCAAAAGAAATGAGGAGTTATATCCACATCTAAAGCTATAAAATATAACTCCTCTATATATTCTGCCCCGCTCTCTATTCTTTTACTACTGACAGAGTTGTTTTTTCCTTTTTCTTGGCTTTCTTCGCCGTCTCCTCGGTCGGTATAAAACCCGAATCCTGCATTAACGGTATTAACACTTCTGTTAATAATGATGTTTGGTCCTTACCACAATCTAAATAATCATCAAATATATTTTGTACGTCCTCGAACTTTAATCCGTGGTGATATTTTTGAATAGCACCGTGTATGATAAATAACATAGTTTTTAAAGGTGGAATAGGCATATCATCATTAAATTTAAAAATTTTAATAATATTTACTCCTAAATTTTCCTCTAACTTACATACTGTAGCTGTAGTAAGTTTCAGCTTGTACTCTGTATCTCCTACATGCCAAGATGTGAATGGTTTTCTCATTTAATAATCCTCCTGTTATTAAACTGATGTTGAACCATCAGTAAATTTTAAATCTGATTGTAGTGCGATTTTCAATGTGAACTCAATAACGCCATTCACACCGCCTCCGCCTAATTTCACTGCAACTTGTCCTTGGAATTCTACAGTTGTTTTATCTGGATAAGTTTGTTTGAAATAAAGTACTTTTTTATCGTCCATTGCTTTTCTTAGTACTCTGAATGCTGATGTTGCTGCTTTATTTTCATACTTGAATTTGTATTCTAACTCACCAGCGTCACCAATCCCTAATTCATATTGTTTTACCTTGTCGGCTAAGGTAGTATTTTCTACTTTTTCAGGTTCTACCCCTAATTCAGGCACTTCTTTTAATCCTGAAAGTTCAGTATATGATCCTGAAGTTTCACCGTATTCTAATTTAATTCCATTTGCTAACATGTTTAGTCCTCCATTCTATATTGATATACTATTTCACTATCGGGGTCATAAATCCCCTCAAATCTCATTATTTTATGTCTTAAATTGCTTGGGTCTGGCATGTCTTGTGCCATAGTTCTTTTCAACCCTAAAGAACTAAATACTCTATCAACTTTTAAAGCTGTTTCTGATGTACTCTCTTTATCAAAAATATCAACTTTATACCTCAAATACGTTGTCTCTTCTACACCGTTATTTAACCATTCATGAGGCTTATTTTCCTCCTCAAGGTAAATAATAACGGGGAAGTTTTCCCAATCAGCAGGGTACGTATCAGTTACATTATTTGAAATTTCTGATAGCTTAGAGTAAATCAAAGGTTTAACATTAATCATCTACTAAACTCCTTTAGTTTCTTACTTAAATACTTAGCCATAACTTCTTTTACTTTCTTTTCGTTATTTTTCAAAGCAGGGTACATAAAAGGTTGCGCTGGTTGTCCTTCACTTCTATAAAACTTACCTACAGGAGTTTCTATTGTATGAAAATGGTATGCGGACAAGTATCCTTCATCAACCATATCTTGGTGAAACCACCACGGCGTTGTACGATAAGTAGGATTAACATTAGGACTTATTCCATTATGGTTATTAGCTCCTATTCTACCAGTCCCAAACTCTAAGAAGGCTGCTGCAGGTTCATTGGTATAAACTATACCTTTCAATCCATCAACTTTTGTCCTTATGCTGTTTCTAGTCCTACCAGAATTTGTTGCAACCAGTAGCTTAGCTTCGCGTTGAACCAATTTAGTACCCCTACTGACCCCAGCTTTTATAATTTGCTCTCCTTCTCCACCTTTTAGCCTGTAGATTTTATTAACTAACTTATTTAAATTCATTATTTGTTCAGTCATAGCTTTTGTAACTCCACAAATTTATGAAACGTGTAATTTTTTATAGATACCACTTCGTAATTGGGTACGTCACTACCTATACAGATACCGTCACGCTCTTTTATCTCGGCAGATCTTTCTACAAGCATATTCAATATATAACTTAGCTTTTCACCATAAATTTGAGCTTGAACACGTCCAGAAGCCGGGTAAATTTCAGCGTTGATTATATTCGGATTATCTTCATATCCTTTAAATCGCACGCCTTCATTATTAGTCTTGACAACGTATTTAAAAATCTTGTAAGGTTTTAATCTATTTCTTTTCAAACGTACCACCACTACACCTCGCTAATCTATAAGTTGATAAAGTGTTTTTTATATGGGGCGGAAAATCGTCCCTGTAAGAAGTTGAGATACCTCCTTCGCTTCTTGAACTTTCTCCTTCAACTCCTGATCTATTGTATAATTCAAGTGCTATCTCTAGCGTTACACTTTCCAGTCCAGGAATTAAAATATTTCTATTAGTTTCAGCTAAAACGATATTCTTTGCCCTCAACCATAGAAGAGAGAGGATTTTTTCATCACTCTCTCCGCTTAATTGTTTAAACTCTTCAATCATAGGATACCTCCTACTACTCTTTTACTTCTTTTCCTGTTTCAGACGGAGTTTTAAGGTCCTCAACATCTTCAATTTCTTCGAGGTATAAACTAAATCCACCTTGTGATTCCAAATTCCCTTTGATTTCCGCAATTCGTTTATCACCAGCTTCGTATATATCCCCTACTTGATAGCTCTTTTCCGTTTTAGTATCAAATATTGGGTTTAAAACTCTAAATTTCATTATTTACCTCCTACGCTTCCGCAGTTACCGTAATTTTAACTACTTTCTTAGCATTTTGAAGAAATACACCGTAATGTTTGTCAGCATAGAATCCTGTTGATTTTTTAGATGGCATACGGTCAGATTCTAAAAATGTTTCACGTTTTAATAAAATCTTGAACGCTTTAGTTCCATCTTCCTCATCTGGATTAGTTTGAACTAAAATAGCTTCATTTTTATTTAGTTTATTTGATTTTACTATTTGAGTATTTAAAATCGCACCATATGCGCCTTTGATAATTCCTTCTGCCCCGATTTGTGACCCTTGTAAGAAGTTCTTACCAGCATCTAATCTTAATGCACTTGCAGAATTAGGGTGGCATAATAATACATAAACATCATTGTCAGAATCTGTATCGAAAACATCTTGTGCATTAGATAGGTCTTCCACTTTGAAACCTTTTTTAGTTGTATAAGATTGAGTAGCAGTTTTTGCTGCAGTTAATACATCATTATCAACTTTTTGGTCGATTGACTTCGCTAATTGTCTCATTGCTGTTCCTACTGGATCTCCGTAACCACTCAATACAGCTTCATCAGTTAGTTCAATACCTTTTGCTGCTTTTTTGACTTTCATTTTAGTAGTTACATGTCCTAATTGTTCAGTTGGGATTGTTGCCCCTTCTGCTACTTCCTCTGCATCCCCTACATAGTTCCATTGAGGTACTGTTAATTCATCTCCTGGTATCCCTACTAAACTAGTATCGATATCTGCTAACGGAATGAATTTGATTGATTTCCCTACTCTTTCGTTAAGCATATCTGATAATACTTCTGGGTCTAATAATTGTGTTATTTTTGTTTGTCCTGTTGCCATTTATTTATCCTCTTTTCTTTGTTAATTGATTATATAATTCTGGATTAGTCGTTTTTAACTCTACACGTTCAGGTATTGACATTCTGTAAAATTCTTTTTGACTAATAGTTTCCTCTGCTTGTGAGGCCTTAGTTAGAGGTTGAGATCCTTTTAATTTATCGGCTATACCTCTTTGAACTGCTTGCTCCCACTGTTTTCCGATACCGTCTATTGATGTTTTAACAGAATTTGCATCAGTTAAATCAATAACATTAGCTAATTCAACTGGTAAACCACGTTCGTTTAATATATTCTTAGCCTCCGCCATTAATTCTCGCTTCGTTATTTCCTGTTCTCTTTTATCTAACTCCGCTTGTCGTTTATCTTGAATATATTCCGCTTTTTCATTAGCGTTCATAGATTTTAACTTCTTAGCTTCGCTTTGTTCTACTTCCTGTTCCTTTTTCCATTTAGCATATTTCTTATTGATAATTTCATCAACTTCGGCATCACTATATTTTTTATCGTCTACTTTTTCCGGTTGTTCCGTAGTTGGTTCTGCAGTTACCTTTTCTTCTTCAACCGATTCAACGTTATTTACTTCTTGTTCCATCTTAGAACCTCCTATATTTTAAGTCGTCCCCGACTATTATTTATTTTCCCATAGCTTTTAGAGTCTTCAATGCTTGGACAATATAAAAACCGTACGGAAATCCATACGGTGAGAGTATAAGAAAAAGCACTTAGATCTCTCTAGGTGCTCAAGTATTGAATTGCGTTTTTATATTTTTTAATACGTTTAAAGTCTGTATCGGTAACAGATTTTAAACGTGATAAATCTGAGTTATGTTTTAAATCCACGAGTTTTACAACTCTTGCTAAATTATTTGATTTTACTTTTTCAAGGTATTCTTGATAACTTTGACCTTTTTTCTTTGTCAATATTTGTACTGCTGTGACAACTTCACTTGGTAAGCCTGCAGCTAATAAATCATTAGTGGTCACATTACTATCTTCAATAACATCATGCAATAAAGCTACAGCTTTTTCTTGATTGGTTGTAACTTGTCTAGCTACATAAATAGGATGCTTAATATAATCAATGCCAGCTTTATCAACTTGGCCAGCATGTGCTTTTTTAGCAATAGACAATGCAATATTTATCATGCTACCACCAACCTTTTGATAAACATTTCTGCTTCTTTATCAGTAACTTCTTCAAAATCTGTAAAGTCACCAAAAAATATACGGTTATACCATGCTTCATTTTCTATCCACCCGTTATTTACGCTATATACCGACGTTTCTCCTTCGCTATAACGCACAATTTGAGGATGTTCTGTTTTTATGAGAAAATATTTTGTTTCCATGCTACTTCACCCTTTCTATATTTTTTGGTACTTTCAATGATTTGCTTAATTCTAGCATTTCGTTATCAAGCTTATATTTTTCTGCTTTTGTTGTCGAAGGCAGTCTACGTTTTTCATACAACTCATGTAAAGGTCCATTCTTCAAATCAAAACTTTCCTGAGTATGATATTGCATCTCAAAGCTGATTCCATATTTTTTTATGACTGTATTCACACCTTTATATGGTCCATCTGTTAGCCATGTATTTTTTACTTTTACGATTTCAAAACCTTCTTTAATAAGCCTTTGCTTCATTGATAAGTAATCCTTCGCGAAGGTATCAACATTCAAAATAGTCGTGTACCTCAAAGCATCATTAATTTTACTTGCTGCCTCTGCTAAACTTATATTTTCGGTTTGACTATCTGTTATAATTTTACGTGTTAATGAATCAGCCGTTTTCTTGCGGAATTCAAGACCGGCTAGCGTGTTATTACCTGCAATTCGTTGCATGTCTTTTGTAATTTTCGGTTCGACTCTTGAAATTTTATCTAATATCCGCTTACTAAGAAACTCCGCTTCACTTTCTTCCACACCTTGATTATACACTTTTTTCTCAGCTTTTACAACATATTTATCATACCAATCTTCATAATCCATATTCCCTGGTATTGTTGTAGTTTTACCCGTCTTTGGATCTCTTGCTCTTCTAGATAATTCAGTTAAATCCTCATCATCAAATACAGCTATTGTTGTCGATCTACAAAACGGATGTAGTGGCGGAAAGTTAACTCCTACTTGCCTTTCTGACACTTTATAAACTTTATAATCGTGTTCTCGGCAGATGTGTGATGTTCTAGTGTCTAATACCGCAACAAATCGATATTTTTCAATATCGGCTTCTTCATAACTTAATGCCTCCATCTCATTATTTATATGAGCTGTTTCTGTTCTAATAAGACGTTTAGACTCAAATTCTCCTACATTAAACCTATTTATTAATCCATCAGTTACATCTTTTTCTTTTTTGCCTGTCAAAACTGCTTGAAGAACTTCATCTTTTAATGTCTCTGATAATTTTCGGGTATTATTCCAAATACGTTCTGAATAATTTCTACCATTCCAAGGTGTTTTTATTAAACGTTCTACTAAATCTTCATCTAACGCATTAAAACTAAAACCTATACCTGTTTGAATTTGCATTTGGTGAATATTATTATAATACCCATGTTTTGCAACATCTTTATACAAATCAGTAGTCTTGACTATTTCATGCTTGGCTATATACCTTTGAACATTGTCTATTTCATCAATTAATTTTTGAAGTCGATTAATCCTAGACACATAAACTGGGCTATTCAAATCATTTAATACCTGTTGAACTCCTTCACTCATAGGTACTAAATTTAGAGCAGGTACTAGGTTGCTAGCCTTCTTACTACGCATAAGATTAACCACTTGCTCAGCTTCTTTTTTGGTAAGTCCATATTCTAAACTAAATTTATTGAATATACCTTTTACATTCTTTTCTATGTGTTTTTTAGATTCATCATATACTTTAGATATTTCCTCGAAGGTTATATCAGCGCGTTCTATTTGCGTGTGCATCAATTCGGCTTTGCGTAATTCCCAATAATCTCTACTCTTCAACCTCATCACCTACTGATGTGTTATGGATATGTTCTCCACTTGATAGAAATAGCTGGTTATTTTCAATATTTTCTTTTTTCTCTTCGTTTACCTTCTCAATTTCTTCACGAGGATCTTCAACAAAAGGTATTTGGCTTAGTAGTGTTTCTTGGCTTACCTTACCATCCAAATTACTCACTATTTGAGATATTTCAAGTAAATTCTTAGGTAGACTACGGCTAAAGTGTGGAATAATACTATTAGCATCTATTGCTATTTGAGTAAGGCCTAAATAATTAGCAAATAAGCTGATACGTTTTTTCAAACCTTTAATATAATAACGTTGTTTAATTTTCGTTATCATTTCTAAGCCTAATAGTTTGAATTCCATTGCCACCCCCGAACTATTGCCAGCAAAATTCTCATCTGTTAAATTAGGGATATGACTAAATGTGTAAATATCTTGCTTAATCGCATTTCTAAGTGTTTCAACTTCATTCTCATTTAACGTCTTACTTAAATATTCTGCTCTTGCGTCTGGATGTAATTCAAGTAATTTATGTTTAGCTAACACTTCTAACGCTTCTACCGTTTCCTTTACATCATCACCCAAGCGAGCTCCATACAACACCAATATACTATCTATGAATTGCTCTTTATCATTAATTCGGTTAGCTGTCAATGAATTATAACAATCTATAAGACCTATTTGTTGTTCGAAGTCACCTATTGAATACTTGTTATTCTTATATTCAACAACAGGTATATCTCCCATATTATGTGGTACAGGATTTTCTGAAATAATCCCTTTAGCTTTACCATTAAGAACTATCGAATATATATATTGTTTAGTCATAATTACAGCTTGATAAGTTTCGCTATCGGTTTTATTTTCCTTGCGTTTAAAATAATAAACTGCAAATAGCGGATGTTGTTCTATGCTGTCGTCATACACCATAAACGTATTCTCAACTTCAAGACTTTTAATATCTAATATATTTTCGTTTTCTCTAGCATACACATATTCGTAAGCTACTCCATATATTGCCATATCAAGAGCGTTATCGTGGTCTGTTTCATCAACTTCTGCATTGTCAAATGCAACTAACAAATCATCTATATCAGCATCCTGTGAATTAGAATACGTAATTGTATTACCCATGAAATACCCTGTCGCAGTATCTGCTATATCTTTAGCGTGATTACAAACAGGTTTATAATTAGGTTTATTTTCGCGAATTTTGTATAAAATGTCATGTTCACCTAAATAATATTTCTTTAGTCTTTTAAATCTAGCTATTTGACTCTGATGTTCTCTAATCAATTTAATAACTAAATCTTTTTTTATGCTTTTTTCGTCATAATCAAATCTTGGATATGTTAATAATTGCATTTCGTCTCCTTTCTATAAACCAAGTCTCCTTTTATCTAATATTTTAGCTGTCGGTCTGTTCATATAACTGTAAATCGCATATCTTAATGCGTCTAACACGTCGTCATATTCTTTAATGGCATCTCCTGTTTTATCATCCCAAACATAATTATAAATTTCTTCTTTAAATCTTTTTACTTTCGAAATAATAAAAAGACTATCCTGTTTGAATAATCTCGCTACTTGTTCTATTCCTGCTATCCTTTCTTTGTTAGCATTAACGGCATTTAATCGTTCACGATAAAACCTATCTACATGCTCAGGCCTAGCGCTATCGCAATAAAACGTAATATCACCATGTCTTGTTTTAATTCCTTTTGCTATCTCAACCCAATCATCTATTTCTTTGAATTGATAGGCGTGCTCTTCAATTAAATAAAACTTCTTGTCAAAACTTTCACCTATGACAACTATTGACCCGTAGTGACTATATCCCCAGTCCACTCCGGCAAACTTACGTTTAAATTTAATATTTGAATAATCATCAAAATAATGTTTATTTCTATCAAAATCTTGATAAACAACCCCTTCTCCAGTTACCCAAAGACCTTCTATATCTCGGTCGTAAAACATACCAGAAGGCGTTGATTCTTTGATGTTCTTGATATACCGTTCGGTCAGGAATGTATTATCATCTAATTTAAAATGATAAGAAATGATATTTTCGCTATTACTGTCGATATATTCTTTCTTAAGCCAATGTTCTGGGTTATCTGGGTTGGTGTCAAAAACAATCCTTGCACCTTCTCCAGAACAACGAGAAATAATCTCTTTAAACACCTTCTCATTTGCTAGTGAAGCCTCGTTTATATAAGCACCGAAGGCTGTCATACCTCGAATACCTCCAAGACCTGCAATAGTTCCTGTAAAAGCTTGAACAACTTTAACGCCAAATAAAGTAAATGAATTATGTTTATCAAATTTAATATCTAATTCATATCGGTTATAGAGCTCTTGCAATATGTTATTTTGAATAGTCTTACTCGATACGCCAGCTAATATATACATAGGTTCTCTAATTTTCAACGCGTCAGCAATTTTTCTTACACGCCTTAATTCACGTAAAAATATGTCATTATTTATTACTGTCTTACCAGTCCTTTTCGCTCCGTGAAGCCCCAAGATGAAGAAATCTTTTTCTTTTACTCTTTTTAGTATTTCAATTTGTTTTGGTGTATATAGATCATATAAACTCATCTAATTCACCATCTACTTTTGCTATATAGATATCCAGTTTATCTTCTTTTTTAGTTTCATCTTGCTTACTCTCCCTCGCCTGATGAATCTTGTTAAGTAAGTCAGCAGCCTTTAATCTGTCTTTAGCACTAACATCGATATAGGTCTTTTCTTGGAATCCTTGACCAACTCCTATTAACGTTTGTTCCCGCTGTTCACCTCTCATTACCGAGGTCAAATATTCAAGCACTTCTTGTTGCGTTGCTGTTTTAGCTGATTCTATTTCTTTAAGTCGCTCGTCTATGTAGGATTTAACACCAACATTTACCAACAATTTGTGACTTTGAGATTTTGCATAATTAACGCTATATCCAGCTTCAATAGCCGCTTGAGTAGCATTCCCACAAATGATGTACTCATCGGCAAAGTCTTTTTGTTTAGTTGATAATTTTGCCAACTTTCCACCACCTTTCTTGACAAAATAAAAAGACAATCTCTCGACTGTCTTTAAAAATATGTTAGGTTATTATTGGAATTTAGGTAAGGATTAACTATTTCTAATGCTTGCGTTCATATATTTAAAAATAAAATTCAAAAAAAGGATTTAATATCAATGATAAATTTCCCTTACCTAAAATTCCCACACTATCATTTTACCACATAAAAAAGGCTCATTGGGCTCAACATTTTAGAAATTATTTAAAATTTTTACTAAAATATCAATAGACTTCCTTAATTTCCTTTTAACTGTAGAAATATCCATGTGATATTTGTTGGCTATATCATAAATTCTCATTCGATTAAAGTGTTTAGCATAAATCAATCTGTAACTCTCAGGATCTAGAGATTTTAGAAATTGCTCAATGCATTTCAACACACGTCTATTTTCTTGATATACTTTATTATCTAATTTCTTAATTATGTTTCTCTCATTTTCCTTACCAGTCTTTTGAGTACTAATCTCGTTCTTATCTCCTGGTTGATATGCGTTTAATAAAAAATCGTTACACTCCATTTGTAAGTTTTTGTAATTTTTCAAAAAAAACTTTGCGTCATCTACCGTATATTCTCTATTCATTTTTTCCTACCTTTTCATAATCTATAATCATACTTCTACTCCTAACTCTTTTAATCTTTCAACCATATTACTTTTAATCTTTTCTAACGCATTTATTATTTCATGTTCGTCTTCTTTATTTATGTAAATCCCAAAAACTCCATTTTCGATAAATAAATGTTTTTGTTCTTTGTTGTGTGCGTTGATAAATCTATTTATTGTATTAATCCCTGCTTCTAAATTATAAACTTTTTCTGAATCCTCAATCTTCATCTAACAAAACACCTCCAAAATCTCATCTCCAAACTCGTCAATGCACGCTTGAGCTATTTTACGTGATTTGAAGTAAGGTAGTTTAGAGAGTTTATCGTATCCCCAACAACATTCGCAAATTATTTCTTTGTTAAAACGGTCTACATCAATAGAATATTTACATTGATTTTTATCACTCCAATCAGGCTGCCAATCTCCTTGTTGTTCTTTTGTCCAGCATTTAATTTTTTTGATTAAGGTTTGTTCTTTTATGAATTGCTCGGCTTCTTGGTATGTATCAAATAGTAGACCTGTTTTATATGATTGTCTGTCGTCTTTATCTTCAATATCGAAAATACCAGTATCTAACAAACCTAAACAGCAGTCAAAATTCCATACCTTTTGTCCGTCATTCGGATAACTTATCTCATAAGGTTTCTTTTCCCTTATTATTTCTTGTGTTTCTTCTGTTTGTTCCTTCGAATTAATACCGTTGTATAGTTCTATTAACGCTAAATAACTATCTTTTCTAGGTTTCTTGCCGCCTTCTTTCCATGATTTTACGGCTTGGTTTGTTACATTTAAATTAACACTTAATAACGTATCATTTAAGTTGTAATGTTCTTTAATTGCTTCAATCATCTCTGGTACAGTTACTATTTTTCTCGTCGTTGTTACTTTCATCATTTTTATTACCTCTTTTTCTAAATCAGTGTTTTCAAACATCATACATAAATATACTTTTGCTTCATGCAAAAATATCTGCACTCCACGCAAAATAATCAATAGCTTTAATTCTAACTTTTTCATTTTCTATTTTTAACATATAATCATCGCTAAATTCTTCTTTTTTTATCGTATGCCTGTTTCAACATTTCTATAGTCTTTAAGTCTGTTTTGATTTTTAATATTTTTCTATTCTTCATTTTGATTATTAGTTTGAATTTATCGTCCATGTTTACCTCCTGAAATATTTTCGTTGGAAAATCAACTTCTGTATATCTAAATTTAATAACATCATGTATCTTAATTGGTTGACCTACTATTTCAATAGTTGTGTTTTTGTGAATTTTGCTTCTCATTCCCCAACAAAGTATTAGTCTATTGATAGATGTTATGTCCGTTAGAAACTCCAATACTTCTCCGTTCTTCATTTTGATTAATAGTTTGTACATCATTTCAACAACTCCTTATTTTCGTATATGTTTCCAACAACAGAGTAAGCTGAACATTCGTACAAACTTTCGCTAAATTCATTGTTTTCCCAAGAAATACAATACCCATCATTAATATCTTTTTCTATTGTTGCATAATCCCAGTAGTCATCTCCTAATACCCCTTCATCAGTTAATATACTTCCAACATATACATAGTCGCCATGTATATCTTTAAATCCTGTATTTTCCATGAACTCTACTTCATCAAAAGAATAAAATTTTTTTGTTCTTCCTCCTGTGTTTTGAAATATAATTTTATTTACAAAGTCTATAGCATGAACATCAATTACCTTTTTTTCTTTAATTACCCATACTTTTGGTTGTTTCATAATTTACCTCCCGCTATTTTACTTCTATGTCGTCAAAATCAGTTTTTGATAAAATATTAATTAGTCTTTTAAAACGTGGACTTCTCCAGCCACACATACAATAAGTTCTCGCTTCTTCGTGGTAATGGTAATCATTGGCTCTTAAATGATTTTCAGCATCTATTTGAGTTAAAAACACACAATTAGGAACTATTACATCTATTTCTTTGTAATAAAATACCTCTACCTCATCTTTTAATAACTCTAATATTTTCTCTATCGTGTTATCGCTAGAAAAAAAATTATTGTCAAAATCAATCGTATATTCTTCTTCCTCTTCAAAATCTTCATCATAACATTTAAACATTAATTGGTTATTTTCGATTTTTATATCCTTTAAATTCTCATCATGTAAATCTTCTAATCTTTCTTTTAAATCTTCTAGCGTTAATTCGCTATACCAATCTATGTCTATGAATCCATAATATTCTGCTTCCTTTTCATCTACATGATATATTCTTTCCGGTTGCTTAATAACCCAAAATCTAGGACTAGCTGTTCCTACTGTATCTTCTGTATTAAGTTCTTTTTGTAAGTCTTTTAAGAATGTTATATCTTCTTTAGTTAATTTTTCTTTTTCAACCTTATCTTTATGATATTTTAAATTTTTCCAAAATTTAGCCATTTTTTATCCTCTCTTTCGCTTTTTTAAAATATTCAGAATTTATTTCAAAACCTACATAACTTAAATTCGCTTCTTTAAATGCTATTAAACTACTCCCACTACCAACGTGTGTGTCTAATATTTTAAATTCTGGCCGACAATATTTATCGACTATCCAACGATATAAATTCACTGGTTTTTGAGTTGGATGTATTCGTTTTTCATTTAACTTTTTATTGCCTTGTTGGATATGTCCTTCTTCAATTGATTTACCTTGAAACATCCCATTCCACATGTAAGTTACTTTTCTTACGCTATCGTGTAAGCTGCAGTATGCTAATTCACAGTCGCTAAAACTTGATTTGCCGTTGACCTTATCCCACACTATCCTACCTGGCCCAAAGTTATATATTTTTGAAAAGTAATTTACTCCCCATATTATTTGATGTTTGCTTACTCTGAAGAGTTCGTCAAAATATTCTTTTGTGGGTAGTTCCCATGTATCAGTTCCTTTATATACTCGCCGAACTCCGATAGGGCTTATTTTTCTACCATAAAATTTTCTTTTTTCTGGCCCGTTAAAATAAGGTGGGTCTACTATCGCTATATCGAAATAATTATCTGGATAATCTTTTAAATATTTCATGCAATCGTCATTTATAAATTTTTGCTCCATTCTAATTACTCCTAACCCCCTACTCCGTTTTTCTCGGCTGTTCTTTTTGTTTGTTCCTTTACCATAAATAACCTTTCTGTTTTGCTTGATTTTTTACTTATACCATTTTGCATAGTGCTTCTAGCTGTTGTAAATTCATATATGCATTCAAAACGATCATCTGATATTATATAACTAGATACTAACACTATGTTTTTCTTACTCATCTCGTACGCCCAATTATAGAACTCTTTATGTTCAAATGTTTCACCGTGATAACCTGTTGTATTCTCGTATGGCGGGTCTAAATATATAATTATATTTTCTAAATGTGAAAAATCTTTATATGATTTGTTGTGTAGTTCTAACAATTGTACTCGTTCTAATTGCTCTAACTGTTGCAATCGTTCTAACTGTTGCAATCGTTCTATCTGTTCTAACCGTTCTATCTTATTATTATTATAAGTTTCAGTCTGTTTATATTGTCTCCAATTTTCCTCGTTCTCTAAAATCTCAACAGATAGATTATATTTAAAATCTGAATTTTCGGCAGAGTAAAGATATCTTGAACACTTATTACCAAAACTGTTTACTAGTAATTTCAAATTATCTTCTGGTGTCTTTTCTTTTTTATCTCGTATTCTAAAAAATTCTTCTCGTGAGATAATATATTTTTTTAAATCTTCTGTTTTTAAATTCAAACTGTGTTTAAACGTTTCGTAAACATCTGTGTTCTTTTCATTATACACTATATCGAATCCCTGCAGTAGAAACTCACAAGTTATAGCACCGCCGCCTCCTAGTAAATCATACACTTTCTTATCTGTTCCAAAATTCTCTTTTACAATTTCGACTATCTTTCTTGAAATTTTTTTTTTGCTTCCTTGATAAGGTAATCCTATAGGTTTACCTTTCCTATAATTTCCACTATATTTAATCATTGATACCCTTTCCCTTATCCTCCTACTCCGTTTCTTTCTGCTGTTATTCTAGTTCGTTCTGCTTGTTCTCTATCTAGTTCTTTTACTATTTTTTCTAATCTTTCGTTTTGTGCTTTTAGTTCTGAGTTTTCCTTTTCCAATTTTAAGATTTCATTCACGGAAAAACTTGTTCCGAGAATAGCTCCAAATATAAGCCCTATCGTAACAAAAACAAACGGAATTACCATTAATTCGTTTTTCATTTCTTATCCTCCTATATCCTTTGGACTACATCCTAACACGTCTGCTAATCTTTTCAACGTTTTAAACCTTGGGCTTAACCTTTGTCCTGTTCTGATTAATTTAATAACGTTAAAATGTACTCCAGATATTTTGTGTAATTCTTTATCTGTTATTTTCATTTGATCCATTATTTTTTGTAGTTTAGTCATAGTTCATACCCCTTCACGTATACACCACAAATTGAATTGTACCTTTTTTCACTGACCAACTTACTTACATGTGAATCATCCTTCCAAAATTTCAGTTTAGTCATTTGGTCAATAAATGCTTTTGCCAAATTATCCACATCAGGCTTTTTAGTGTAGTAATCACCATCTGTCTTGTTTTTTTCTAACGGAAAACACCATATTAATTCAACTCCAATAGGAGCATTTAACATCTTACTAGGAATATGACTAATCAATCTTGTTTTAAATACTTCTTTAGCTTCTTTCAAATTATGCGAATCAAAAATAATAGGTTTACCATTTTTTACTGAAATAATTTTATCCTGATGAGTGACTGTTGGTATTTTTTTCAAAGGCACAAAAAATTCAATTTCCATTTTTTATTTTCACTTCCTTAACTCCAATTTAATTTTTTACCATTTTCATTTTTCTTTTTTTCGACACGGGCGGGAAGTACAGGACAATGTACGTACAGACAAGGGGGAGTTTTTAACCCCCTTGTACTGTCGGACACTTGTACTGTCGGACACCTTCCGTCACCACCTTTATACCTTTTAAGGTATATAGCTGTCGCGTCGCACGTCACGACACAAATTTTTATGTCGTAAACCTGTCGGACACGACTGTTTTTTTATGTCGTGTCGCAAAAAATTAGAGTTCGTCACGACTGGTTTTTTCTTGTCGTGTCGTAATTTTTTTTATAGTTTTTGAGTCCTTATCATACCTAAATTTTTTACTATTTTCTAATTTTCGCTCAACTGTTCTTACGCTAACATTCATATAATCAGCGACCATTTGTTTAGTAGCTTCTTCATCTTCAAACACGCAATTTTCGACCGCCAATTCGAACGCCATCATGCTATCTTTTTGACTTTCATTTGCTTGTTTTTGGCGTCCTGACTTGTTTTTTGAGTATTTATTACCTTTATCAGAATCGATCTCTATATCGGCCAATACGCCCACCTCATCAATCGTATGAATTGGATAACTAAACCACATATTGACAGGTTCAAACTTAGCAAACTCTCTAAGAGTACCTTCCACACGCCACGCTGTCTGTTGCTTAACTTTAGTCTCTAACTCTTTGGCTTGCGCTCTAACTTCCATTAAATGACCGCTAAGACTTCTTTCAGCGTGAAATTTCATAGCCTCGTAATCATAATGGTCATCCATTCCAATTTTAGTTTTGTAATATTCATTATTTAACGTTCTTATTCTATCTTCATAGAATTTAACTAATACGTCATTTAACTGTGTTTTTAATAAAGTTTCTGGAATTTCCAATTCAACCAAGTCTAGTAATGCGTCGGGATCTCGTGCAAACACTCCACTACCACTGGCCCTATCCATTGACTTTTTGCCACCTTGTGAACCTTTAGAATGATGGTGACAATAAATAACTGAACAACCTAACTCGGTAGCGACTTTGTCGAATTGGTTGGTAAAGTGTGCCATCTGGTCAGCGCTATTCTCATCTCCAGTAAGCACCTTATAAATAGGGTCGATAATAACTGCTGTGTAATTCTTCTTATACGCCCTTCTGATTAATTTTGGAGCTAATTTATCCATAGGTACAGTCTTACCTCGTAAATTCCATATATGAACGTTATTTAAATTGTTAGCGGGTAAGTTTAACTTAGCGTAAACATCTTTAAATCTGTGTAAGCAACTAGCTCTATCAAGTTCTAAATTGACATATAAAACGCGCCCTTGCGCACATTCCCAGTTTAACCACTTCTTACCTTCAGCAATCGCTATTGCCATTTCTATTAGGGAGAAACTCTTACCAGCTTTTGAAGGTCCAGCAATTAACATTTTGTGCCCTTGTCTAAGCACTCCTTTAATTAATTCAGGTGCTAAGTCTGGCATATTATCCCAACATTCTTCTAGATTTTCAGGATCTGGTAAATCGTCGTTTAAGTCCTCAATGTATTCAAACCATTCATCCCAACTGTTTTTCCCAATATTAGTATCGATTAAAAATTGCTTGCGTCCATTTCTCATCACACCTGGCATGCGGCTAAGTCTTGACGGGTTTTTATTTTGCGTGTCCACTGCTAAGCCGTTCTTGGCGCACACTTTATATAAGTAATCCACACGCTTTTGGTATTCTTGATAGTCTCTAGCTTCAATTTTAACTATTGCGTGAACTGACTTACCACCACTATGAACTAAACAAGCAACAGGCAATTCTAACTCACGAATAATAGCGTTTTGTTGTGAAATACTTGTTTGGTCACTTTCCACCAGCGCGTATCTATATTCCGTTACATTGTCATTTTTAACGCCTTTTCCATCTAATGGATTAAATCTTATCCACGCTCCAGCTTCCGGATTATAATCTCCAATTACAAATCCTATATCATCTTTATATTTGTGTAACTTCTCAATTAAATGACCCGCTGTTCTGTCAAAACAACCTTTTTTAGGTTTGTGTAAAGTCTTACCGTCTTTATCCTCTAAAGGATAAGTCTCAGTCACATAACCAACGTTTTCGGTGCTTTGGAATAGCGTTTCTAAATAAGTGATTAATTCCTGACTAGGATTCCAATTAAATGGTTCTTGAATTTCCTTACCTTCAATCCAACTTTTATCAATAAATTTGTAATCATTATCAATTTTTATTTCATCATCCCAACCCAATTCGTGGGCGTTTTCTGTGTTAAAATATATGGGTTCGTATCCTCTATCAACTGCCATTTGATATACAGTCCCACCAGTTACTGGCGTTCCTGAACCGTTGAAAGTACTCCATTTTCTGAGGCATTCACCTTCTTTATATCTAATATCATTTTGAGACCATAAGTCCCATTCTTCGACGGTGTGACCCTCGTGTTTAAGGGCCATGCCGACATTAACCCATTCTTGATAATCAAGAGTAGCTGGGTTGATATATTCTAATAATTCTATTAAATTTGATTTATTTTCCATTCTAGCTCCTCTTAATTAAATATTTGGTCTATAATCTTTCGCAACAATACCTCTTGGAAGTCTCCAACCGTTTGCTGCAATTCTTGTTATCATCTTATTGGCTTCGTCAAAACTCCAAGAACCAACTTTTCTAAAACCTCTATTTTCTAACAATCTAATTTGTTTAGGTGTAGCAAGTCCTGCGTCTCGACGTTTGATAATTCTGTCAATCAATAGTTTAGCTTTCCCAAAATTTTCAATAGTATCCGCATTGATTCCCATTTTCTCTAGTGTTTCTACTTGCTTACTAGATGGTGGCCCTTGTTCGCTTATAAAACTTGGCACATAATTAGCAAGGTCTTCATCTGCAATACTCATTTCAAATTGTAATGGATCTACTAACTTACCTTTTTTACGTCTTTGTTCAGCTAACTGTTTGGCAAGGCTCGCTTCTCTATCTTGAATTACTTCCTCTGCTGCTTTAATTTCAATTTCTTCTAAATCAACCGCGTTACCAGCCTCTTTTTCACTAAGCTCAGTCATCTTTTTAGCGACCTCTTCATTTTTTGCTATTAAATGAGCAGGTCTACATAATTCATGCTTTTCAACATGCCACAAGAAATCTAATAAAAGTAAATTTTCTTTTCCTGGATGTAATCTTGTTCCACGTCCTACCATTTGAGAATACAAGGCCCTTACCTTAGTTGGTCTTAACACAATAACACAATCAACGCTTGGACAGTCCCAACCCTCTGTTAGCAACATAGAATTACAAAGCACGTTGTATTTATTATTGTCAAAGTCTTCTAATATTTGCGCTCTATCTTTACTATCTCCGTTGACTTCAGCAGCTTTAAATCCTTTTGAATTAAGAATATCTCTGAACTTTTGACTTGTCGCTACTAGCGGTAGAAATACTACCGTTTTTCTATCCTTGCAATGTTTAATCATTTCATCTGCTATTTGGTCCAAATAAGGATCAAGTGCATTGCTCACGTCACTAGCTTTAAAATCTCCGTTTTGAGTTGCCACCCCACTAAGGTCTAAATTCAATGGAATTGTTAAACTTTGTATTTTGCTTAAATATCCTTCTTTAATGGCGTCAACTATTTTATACTCATAAGCTAGACTTTCAAAGTAAGTCCCAAGGTTCTGCATATCACCTCTATCAGGTGTAGCAGTAACCCCCAATACTTTTGCCTTGTCAAAATGATTAAGTACGTTTTGATAGCTGTTAGAAATGCAATGGTGCGCTTCGTCGATAACGATAGTGTCAAAATAATCATTGCTAAATTGATTAAGTCTTTTCTCACGTTGCAAAGTCTGAACACTTCCAACAGTGACTCTAAACCAACTGTCTAAAGATGTGCTATCAGCCTTTTCAAGCGCTGTATTAAGTCCTGTACTTTTCTTTAACTTATCACTAGCTTGTTCTAGAAGTTCTCCTCTATGTGCTAATATAAGCACTCTATCTCCTTGTTTAACCCTATCTTCTATTATTTTGGAAAATACAATAGTCTTACCGCAACCTGTGGGAAGTACTAGGAGCGTTTTGTTAACGCCCCTTTCCCATTCCTCTTGAACCTTAACCCTTGCTTCTTCTTGATAAGGTCTAAGCTGCATTTTTAGAAGCCACCTTGACTGTTATTACCTTGATTCCAAGAGTTGTTAGTTTGTTGCGGTTGGTTGAAATTAGGTTGTGTAAATGGATTTGTAACGTTTAAAACTTTTGTAACATCTACATCTTCTTTGTAAATCATACCTTTAACTTCATTATATTGGTTTCCATTACTACTATTTTTAACCACTACTTTACATACACCAGTAGCTCCTGGTAATTGGTTCCAAGCCATTTTTAGTGGTTCACCTTTTTTCTTAAATCCAATTGAGCCGAAGAAAGCCGATAACATTCCTTCAACTGAACTGTGTAAGAATAGGTTGTGCTTAAGTATTTTTTCACCCTCATTAGCGTCAATTTTAATTGATACAATCGCTTTTGGACAACTCGGTAATTTAGCATTAGGGTTATTCGGTGATGGTGTGTGTTGCGCTCTTTCATATCCTTCAACAGTAAATTGATATAATCCTGGAGGTAATAGTACATATTCGCTATCTTTTACTATCTCCGCGTCCCAGTCTAATTCTCTTTCAAAGTTGTTAAAATTTGTATTGTTATTCATCATTTTTTAAAATTCTCCTTAGTTTATATTTGTTGTTTTAATTCTTTTAATAATTGTTTTAAACCTTCCCATTTAGGGATAATATATCCAGTTAAATAACCTTGTTCATTGTACACACTCATTGGTGTTCCTTTAGGGAAATATCCTTTGTTTTCGGTAACAAGTTTAATATCCTCTTCTGTAATTCCATCTTGCTGCATTAAATCCCATAAAGGTTGAGGAATATAATTTGGTTTTTCTTTTATAAATGGATCAACTAAATTTTCTTCTGAGGTATTCTCAATTTCTTTAACAATATCTCCGAAATTATCTATTACTTTTTCTTTTTGAGTTTTTTCAACTTTCGGCGCTTCTAAATCACCGTTATATTTAGGTTGCTTAAACTGTAATTGCTCAGTTTGTTGTTTAATTTCTTTTTGAACCGTTTTTTGCTCCTCTTTTTTAGGTTCTGTTTTAAAAATATGTGCAATTCCGCTAAAATCAAGTGGTAACTCTCCTGGTAAGCCGTGCCTGTTTTTTGCGTCCCACGCTGCTGCATGTTCTGTATACATCACACGTTGACTACCTTGAGCTTTTTTCTTTGTTGAGCCTTCTTGTGTGATTAAGAATGTTTTGTAATTACAAAAGAGCACCATATCCGCCCATTCTTTCACAAGAGGCGCTGTTTGAGAACTTGTTTTTTTACCAAGTTTTAATTCGTATTTATCGTAAGCGCCCATCTCGTCTGGTAATTCAAATTTTCTAATCTGAGCATGTGCTGTTAACACAACATTAATTCCAATCTCAATTAAATCTTGTAATTTATTCAAGAAACGTCCCATTTCTTCCTTTGCATAGACATAGCCGTTTCCATATCCAAAGTCTTCAATCCCTTTCTTACCGTGCATAGCGCATAAGTTATCGACACATAGCGATTCCGCCCAGTCAATAGTATCTATTACTAATGTCTTACATACTGTAGGATTAGCCTTAATAAATGCAATTTGATTGTTTAACATAACCCAGCTTGTAGGCTTATCTAATCTAGCAACATCCATATTATCCGTTGAGCCTTCTGTGTCTATGAATAATGGTTCTGGGAATTGTGCAGCAAGTGAACTTTTTCCTATTCCTTCTGTTCCATAAATTACCACTTTTTGCGCTCTCGCTCGTTTACCTTTTGTGATTTTCATTAAAAACTACCTCCTGTATTGTTCGCCCATGATGGTGTTTCTGCTTTTTTATTCTTAACATATCCATCTTCTATTATGATTTGACACTCTTCGCCAGTACTTACTCTTGTTGCTATTGCTTGCAAGTGATTTTCTTTTAGCCAGTCGCCAAAATCTTGTAATGTTTCTAAATCCATTTGTTCTAATTTGTCCATTAATACAAATTCACATTGTGGATTAATCTTTCTAACAATAGCAGTTGCCACTATAAGTTGCTCAGACCCACTCATATTGTCCCAAGGTTGATCCTTGTAAGTAATTACTCCATTTTCTACGCTAAGGCCTTCTAGCGGTAAATTAGCACCGTTTAGTAAGTCTATTTTTTCTTTTCTTAAATTCTCGATAGAGTTTGTTAAATCTTCATATTGATTTTTGTATTCTTCCGCGTCCATTTCTGCACGCTCTCTATCTTGATTAGCTCTAACTTTTCTATTGATTTCTTCAATATTTTCAATACTTCTTTCTAATTCTTCTGTGCTTTCATCGATTAAATCAACAACGTCTTTATTTGCTATTTCTATATCATTATTAATGGTTGCTAAATTATTGTTTAATTCTAGTAATTGTGCTTCAAGTTCAGTTTTTTTATTTTCAGCAAATGATTTTCTAGCGATTAAGTTCTCTAAATTATCGCGTTTTCGTTGATTTTCTCCGTTTCTAGCAAGTATTTCTTGTTGTTCTTTAATTAATTCAGAAGCACTTACCAATTCATTTCCAACTTCTTTGTAAAACGGTTGTTCTTCGGCAAAATGTTTCTTTTGGTCTCTAATTTGACCAACAGTACGACGTTTATTGTATAGTTCTAGTTCATCCTGTTCTAACTTGAATAATTTTTCTCCCAAGCCATCAACTGTATTTAATAAAGCTTTAGTCTTATCTTTTGAGTTCATCTCCATAAATTTTGGTAAGTTAATGGCAAACTGTTCAACAAAGCTATTTAGTAAGTTTTGACCAGCTTTCTTTCCGCTAGGATCTGTTATTTTTAGTTTTCCATCTTCTCCCTTACGTTCCACTATTAAACCGTTATCTAACTCAATCTTAATAATTGGAGGAACCACACTACCCTCTCTTAATGGTTTAGACGGCTTATAGGCATTTCCGCCCAAGGCCCACGCTATTGAGTCCAGGACACTTGTCTTACCTTGGCCATTTCTGCCACCAACAACTGTTAGTCCATTAGCTGTAGGCTCTATCTGAACTGCTTTAACTCTTTTTACATTTTCTATTTCTAATTTATTAATTTTCACCATAAATAATATCTCCTAACTTTTCTATTAAATCTTGAACAATCTCTTTTGGAACTTGCTCACCATCAAGAACAACACATTTAATCTTCTTCTCTTGGATAAGCTTTTGTTCTTGTTCGTTCAGCATATCTTTTAACTTGTCTATGGTTGCTATTTCTTCAACTCGTGGACTACTTGCAGGCTTACCATCTAAATGGTTTAACCAAAATTCGCCGTATCTAATTGTTTTCTGAATATCGTCTTTTGGACTTTCGTATTTCTTGTTTGCTCTAATTCCGTATTTCAGTATATTGGCTTGACAAACACTACCAAAGTCTTTTACTGTTTGTTGAATTAGATCTATTGTTTCTAAATTTCCAATTTTATAATGTTGTGGATCTTTAACGTTATTTTCTGTCACTTGCATTTTCTCCTTTTTTGTGTTATTTTATAATTGAATTTTTAATTAAGTAGCTGTTGTTTTAACGGCTGCTTTTTTATTTATTTCCCGTACTCCCATAACCCCCTACTCGTTCGCTTGACAATATTTCAACGTTCTCAATAGGTAGTACTTTTGTAAACATTCCTTGCCCAATTCTTGAGTGTTTAGCTATTTTTACCTCTTTGTCTGTTATGTTGTCGTATAGGAATGTTATATGACCTTCGTTATCTTTATTGTTATAAAAGTCAGCATCTATCACACCTACACTATTACTCATTCTAAGACCATGTTTCTTTGCCATACTAGAACGCGCATATAACATTAAACCTTCATCTTCTTTCATATAAGCCTTGACTCCAGTAGGAATAACATTGCTTATAGTTCCTGGTCTTAATATGACATCTTCGCAAGCGTAAAAATCTACACAAGCACTATAAGGCGTTCCTCTTGCTGGCAACTTGCCATCATAACCTCTAATTAATTCAAATCCTCTCATTTTTTACCTCCTTTTTGTTTAAAATAATATGCTACTCTTTCCATGAGATTTATAATTTCATCTTTAGGAAGTCTTATAAGCCCTTCGTACAGTTCTTCAATATCTTTTTCATAGCTTCCGTAAAGTAGTTCACTTACGGTAATATCGGCAACTTTGCAAATATCTTTTATTCTTTCTTTATTAGGAAGTGAAATACCGTCTTCCCATTGTTGAACATTTCCTTTACTAGCACCGAATAATTTACCAAAAGCCTCTAGTGTGAGACCTTTGTAAAAACGTATTTCCCTTATACGTCTTCCAACTGCGTTTTTATCTATTTTTTTCTTATGCATAATTCCTCCTATTCAAAATGTTTCTCGAATCTCTTATCGAACCCAACCCATATTGAACCTGTTGCCAACAAATACCCTGCGAATAATTGTTCAAACTCAAATTTAGTCATTGCTAACGCACATAGGAATATTATTGAAAATGTCCAATATATTAGGTTAAGTGTTCGTTTTTGTAAGTGTTTAATCATGAGTTATGCTCCTTTCAATTTGTTTAAATCTATATCTAACACTGTTGCTATTTTAATTACATGATCTAATCTAGGATTCTTTGATTCTCCTTTTAAAATGGAATAAATTGTTTGCTCAAAAATCCCTGTTAACTTTGCTAACTTGTATTTACTTATATCTAATTCTTTTAAACGTTCATTTATTAACTTATTAAACTCTTTCATAAATGTTTGACCTTCTTTCACTATTTTGGTATAATTTATTTTAGTATTTCCTGGAAATTAAATTCTACTACTAAACCTTTTCAATGAAATACTTAATACTTTAGAAAGGAGATTCAAGATGGTAAATAAAAAACAAACATCTAAAAGCGTTGCAACTAAAGCTAGTAAAATCTTACGTGATGGTAGATCTAGTAAAAATACTAAATCGGTAGCTGCTAGTGCTTTATCTCAAACTAAAACATCTAAGAAGAAATAACTTTTAAATTCTTAGGTATTATCACCTGAATGTAATCTAAATTTACATATTGAATAGTCGACTTATCAGAGGTTATTTTCACGAAACTGTTTGATATTTCGGCTATTTCTTTTGGAATATCATGAGATAAAGTACAATTTTCTAGGTATGTATCGTCTAAAAAAATTAATTTCTTTATTTCCATTTATGCTCCTTTCATTAACTTCTTTGATATGTGCTAGATATCTTAAATTTTATTTTCTTTTAAAAACTTATTAAGTTCACTTTCTAAATAAATGTATTGTCTACCCACTTTAGTTGGTCTAAGTCCTCGAATATTAAGTTCAGCTAAGGTATCTTGACCTATACTTAATTCTTTACATAATTCTTTTTGGTTAAACCTTCTATCAAGAACTAACTTTTCTTTTAAAATCTGATAAACTTTCTCAGCAATTTTGTCAATAAGTTTGTCAATAAAATCACTAGAGAACATATTAATCACTCCTTTCTTTTTGTGATATAATTACCTCAAAGGAGGTGAATTATAATGGTTAAAGAACTAATCAAACCTGGAACAGATAACAAACCAGCTGGTACATATAAAGAAGTAGGACCTAGAGGTGGTTCTGTCCACAAAGGTAGAACTGTTCGCATAGACCAAGGCGACCGTCTGCCACCTACTCAAAAATCAGGAAATAAATGGGTTAAGAAATAATTTCCTTTTTATTTTTTGAAAAACAATAACTTCTATCAAACACATCTAACTGCAACCAAGACTCAGCATATAATTTACTGTTTTCTTCATAAACCGTTAGAAAGTGGTTAGTATTTAGCACTACTTTAGTTACTACTCCGAATGTCGCTAATGTTAGTGCTATTTTTGATTTAATGCTCATTCTTTTTCTCCTTTCTTTTTTAGTAATAATATAAATTTTTTGATATAATATATTTAGTAAAGATTATATAGGAGAATCTAATGAAAAAAAGTAAGTTATCACTAATTTCACTAATATTAACAGCTTTATATCTTGTCTATTTAATTTATTATATTTCAAGTACTGGCAGTAAAGCTGCTACTGCTGATTCAGCAACGCAAGTAGGAACTGCTATAGGACTTGCTTTAATTACACCGCATCTAATTTGTACAGCCGTTGGCTTACTGATGAATGCTTTGGGGTACTTTCTAAAAAAAACGAGGCTTTATATTGGCAGCAGCGATTTTATATACCGTTGCAATAGTATTAATGCCTATTTATTTCTTTTTTGTACTTATCCAAACAATTTTATGCTATGTAGCATATGCAAAAATGAACCCAAATAAAATACAACAAAACCAATAAAAAATATAAAACAGAAAATAATCTTTACTTTAAACTCTCTTAGTAATAAGAGGGTTTTTTAGTTAAGTTCAAATATTTGAACTTATTCGTTAAAAAAATATAAATGAACTTTACTTTCTGGGATTTTTAAAAGCTGAACGGCTAATTTAATTTCGGTATCTTTCCAACGTCTTACGTTATTTAATTTTAAAGAAATACTGCGTTCAGAGAGTTTCATATCTTTAGCAAAGTTACTTTGATTTCCATAGACCTCAACTATTCTTCCCAGTAATTTATCATAATTGAATTTCATTTTGTCTCCTTTCTATGTTTTTTAAGTTCAAACCTTTGAACTTGATTTTATTATATACTAACATTTTCTAATTGTCAACACAAAAATTCAAATTTTTTGAACTTTTACCTTGAACTTTTGTTCAAACCGTGATATTATAGTTCTAACAGGAGGTGAAACTT